AGTATGTATTTATACATACTAGAGTAGTATAAGGATGTTTACTTTGTTAATAGCAATCAGGTAGAAAATTTTCTATAATAAGGAGTAATTCTGCCAAACTTCATTTCCGTAAAACTTTGGGTCTTGACAAGCATATTTTCACGCTTTATACTTGTTCCAGCGAAAGCGAGGTGATAGGCTTGGCAAGACGAGCAGAAACCTCGGAACGTGATAAGCTGCACATGATAAGCACCCGGCTCACGGAGAGCCAGATCGCAAGCATGGAGAGCAGCGCAAAGGCATTGGGAATCTCAAAGGTCGATGTTATCCGCATGGGTATCGAGTGGGTAGCATCCTACGTTGAGAACATCAAGGCATAAAAAAATAAGCTACCAGTTCCCACCTACCACAGCAGAACTGATAGCTTATCCACATCACGAAACGAGAACCTGCAACCACCAAGGGGGGCAGTCTCCCTTTTCGGAATCTATTATACCAAAAAGGGCTGCTCTCCGCAAGAGTTAGGAGAAAAAACATGAACTTTCCCACGACAACCGAAGAATTTCTGAAAACTTTCGCCCACGGCAAAGAGCCGACCAGCGAGGACATGGAGTACGCAGAAGCGCTGGGTAAACTGTCCGAACTGAACTACCGGGCAGGGTACGAAGCCGGAGCAGCCAATAAGAACGGCAAAATCTGATGTCAACACTAGTGAACACAATATCTAGTGTATTTTTGATTGACATTCAGATATTTTGTAGTTACACTTATTGCACAGCAAAACGAAAGGGGTTGAATGTGTATGAGCAGTCCTTACGCAGAGCGTTACGGTCACACCGTTACCATCAGCGTGACGGAGCGGCAGTTTTCAAGCTTGCAGGAATACTGCATCAAGAACCGGGTCTCCATCTCCGCTGCGTTCCGTGAAGCGTTCTTTACGCTGCATCCGATGGATTCCACCAATGAAAACGAAAAATGATACGCTCGCTGCTGTCGGCAAACTTTAGCGAACGTATCATGTAAACCCTGAGAGAAGCATTCTCTCGCCGTTATTATAGCAGAAAATTGCTTCTCTCACAAGTGAAAAGGAGCTTTTTTAATGCAACTTTCTTTGTCTGAGAACATCAAAATCTTCAATAACGCCGAGTTTGGCGAAATCCGTGTCATGCTCATTGACGATGACCCTTGGTTTGTTGGCAAGGACATCGCGGTGGCTTTAGGCTACAATAACCCGCAGAAAGCCATCCGTGACCACGTTGACGAACAGGACAGAGGGGTGAACGAAATGGACACCCCCGGTGGCAAGCAGCCTATCATCATCATCAACGAATCCGGCCTATACAGTCTGATTTTTAGCAGCAAGCTGGAAAGCGCACAGCGGTTCAAGCACTGGGTCACTCACGAGGTCTTGCCGTCAATCCGCAAGCATGGAATGTACATGACAGATAACCTGTTGGAGACGGCTATTACCAACCCGGACTTCGTGATCGGGCTGATTCAAAACATGAAAGCCGAGAAGGAAAAGAGTGCAGCGTTGCAGATGCAAAACAAGCAGCTCTGTGAGAAGAACGAGGAAATGCAGCCCAAAGCCGACTACTTTGATGACCTTGTGGCATGGAACGTATCTACCAACTTCCGCTCTACCGCAAAGGAACTGCGTATTCCTGAACGTCTGTTCATCAAGATGCTTATTTCTGACGGTTACATCTACCGGGACAAGAGCAAGGGCATCCTGCCGAAAGCTGGCAAGGGTGACGGTCTGTTTGCGGTCAAGGAATACTGCAACCAGAAGAACAAGCACGGTGGCGTACAGACCAGAGTAACGCCGAAAGGCCGTGAGACCTTCCGTCTGCTCTATGCAAGCATCCGTAGAAGCGTATAACAGCCAATAAGAAAAGCCAGTGGTTAGAGAACATCTAGCCGCTGGCTTTTTGTGTTACATTTGAATCGCTACGATTTCCCACGAAGAATAATTGGAAAATCCAGAATAGGGGTGGATTTCAAAGTTCTTCGTCTCTCCCGGTTGGATATCCAAGACATAATCAATATCTCCGCACACGGGAACTTCTTCTCCGCTCTCATCTTTCATCTTATACAGAACGATGACCTTTGCATTTGTCTTGTATGCGCTGTTGTTAGTCACTTTTCCGGTGAATCTTGTTTCATAGCCACTACCACGCTTTGAAGTATTGGTAACAGCCAACTCACCTGCTCTTAAAACTTCTTTTCCTGCACTCGGCTGATAATTATAGTCCTGAGCCGAAACAGCCATTTCGATACCGGCAGGAATAGTACCGTCATACTCGTATGTGAAGTATCCGGCATACCAGTAGGAATCATCTTCCGCAACCCAGTCCAGATATTCATCGTCTGTTTTAATCACGGAGCCATCTTCTGCAACGACTGCAATTTCAATATGTGGAAACCATGCAGCAAGATTTTTGTTGGTATTCTCGATTTCAAGAGCATAAGAAATATAAATCGTGCTACCATCACGCCACGCATAAGACCCATGATTCTTAATGCCCAACGGTTCATACTGCATTGCATTGGTCTGCTCAAGTTGAATAAAGTCAGACCATTCATCAGGCTTTGCAGTTGCCATTGCGCTAATAGGCATAGCAAGCATCATAGCCGCTGCCAAAGCCGCCGCAATGATTCTCTTTCTCATTTTGATTCTTCCTTTCTTTGGCCAGAATTTTATATAACGTTTGAAATACCATGTGCCATAAGATACACACCAAAACCCAAAAGAGCGGCGCCGATAATGATGCCCCAAATTGAGGCGGCAATCTTTTCGTTCTTTTCTCTCTTTTCTTTGTTCTTGTCATTCTTTTGGTTCATTGCAGATTCCTCCCTTTCAAGGCTTGTAAGGCAAGTATAGCACAGAACGTAGACCCTTTGTAGGGGTCTTTTTGTTTTTGCGGGAAAATTTTGAGATTGGCAATTGGGGTGTGGGTTATTTTTGAGCCTTTTTTATTTTTTCGGTGGTGACGGGACTGACCGGGCGGGGCTGGGCGGCAGCTGTATACCCCGCCGGTGGAGACCCCAGCCCCAGCGCACCCGGACGGACACTTGACACGCTGCACCGGTCTGTACTCGATACCGGACAGACCGCGCCGGGCAAATCGTACCGTCGGCTGGCGCTGGACTGCCTGCAATGTGTCCAAAACTGAGCAAAATCGGACAGCACAATTTTACCATTTTATGCCAGAAAAATAAATCAGAAAAATCTTATATTTTTGCTCAAAAGGTATTGACATATAAGATATATCTGATATAATAGAATCAAGATAAGGCATATCTGATAAGCCACATCACGAAACACCAAAACAGGAGGACAAAACCATGAAAAAGACCATCGATTATACCGCACTTGCAGATACCATCCGCGCAGAGCTCAACGCCCGCCACGATCGCAGCGCATGGAATAAGGCCGTCACGTTGTACGCTCTCGACCTGCTGGAGGACGTCCAGTGGTACGCCAACGACGCGGAGCGCCTACCCATTGACGGTGCAGAGCTCGAGCAATGGGCGCTCAACGGTGCAAGCTGCTGGGAGCAATACAGCAACGGCGGTTGCTCCATCTGCTATGATGCCGATATTGCCGCCCGCATCTGCACCCCGTCCGAACTCAAGCGCACCGACGGCGGCATGAACAACCCCAACAGCCGGGAAACGTGGCTTGACGTGCAAGCCCGCGCACTGTATCAGGCTTGCAACCGTATCCGCACTATCTGCCGCACAAACGGCCTGTTTTGCAAGGGGGTGCAGTAATATGCTGATACTTGATGCAACCCAGTGGGCTGCCCTCTGGTACATCGGCGGCATGATCAGCGGCGCACTGGTAATGATTGTATTTTTGGACAACTGAGGGAGGGCTATACTATTATGACTATGGTTATTAACGGTAACGGCACATCTATCGACTATGACGCAGCAGTTGCGTTAATGGACGACGATTTGCGGGAGGAGCTTGCAGGGGACCTTGCCCCCTGCACGGAGCAGGCGTTTTTTGATGCCTACTACAAAGCACATCTTGCCAAATACGGCGTAGAGTTTGAAATCTGATTTTTTAGCCCCCCAAAAAGGGGGGCAGAATGGAGGACTAAAAAAAATGACAGACTTAGAACGCAAGTGCAACGAGTATCGAGAGTATAAGCGGCTGGCAGAGCAAGCGGAGCAGATGCGGGACAGCCTGCGAGATGAGATCATTTCCATGATGCAGGGAGCGCCGGAGGTTGTCGCAGGTGCTTGCAAGGTAATGTATAAGGACGTGCAGAGTGTCCGACTCGATAGCAAGTTACTCAAGACGCTGCACCCGGATGTATACGCAGAATGCAGCAGCAAAACCAGCTACAAGCGTTTTAGCGTGGTATAAAGGGGTGCTACATATGATATTGTCTTGTATCTTGTTCTTCTTCTGGTTTTTCTCTGCGCTGTTTAAAGCGTCCAAATAAGGAGGGCTTATATTATGACTAACAAGGGATATGACATTATGACCGGACTGTATACCACTCGTTACTATGCACGCAAGGCTTGCCCCGGTGATTGCATCGTCGTCAAGGTTGACGGCGGCTATATGATTATGACCGCCTCCAATTATAACATTTGGCGCAAACAGCGTTGACCCGCTTCCCATTTCAACCCCGCCCACACTGGCGGGGCTTTTCTTTTGCCTTGCTGCAATATAGCCCCATACAAGCTTTTACAGCGGCTTTTATTCCGTCCATGCAAATTATACCGCCCATACAACAAAATAGCGCACAGGGCTTTACAGTGGCTTTTCCTGAGATTTGCCCAATTCTACCGCCACATATACCAGACCGACAAAAGCGGCTATAATACCACCTGCGCCACGCTGGAGCGTATCACAGCGCCCGGACGCCCTGCACCGATACCAGATATCACCGCCGCGCCGGATGCTATACAGCTCAGCGCAGCCGCCCTATTATAATAAGGTATATAAGGGTGCAGCATACCACAGACCATGCCAGCCCGGCGGCTTGCAATCTGGCACCGGTCAACGGTCAGGGCGCACCGGCTGGCACCCTCCACACGGCGGGGCAGTCCAGCGGCAGGGGTGCGGCGGGCGGCGCGGAACCATTGGCGGCTCTCGCCGCAGCTCTTTTCGGGCTTTCGCCCGATAGCCAATAAGGGCAAACAATAGTCGTAGCGTTTCGGCTGGAATAGTCGTAACAGGTTCTGAAATAGTCGTAACCAATAGTCGTAGTTTCTCTGCTAAAATAGTCGTGAAATAGTCGTAAAGTCGTCAGACGACCAGTTTTTGAAAGTCCTGTATATAGTATAGTAACGATCAATCCGCTGATAGTCGTAGCGTAATAGTCGTAGCATTTTCTTGCGAACCTGCGTCAAATAGTCGTGTGTTTTTTGTGTGAAATAGTCGTTCGCCTTTTAGGGAAAGAGGGGTGCGATAGTCGCTAAGCCATCAGACCACCCCCAAAATCAATATCTGTCAAGATACCTGTCAATTTTAATCCCAATCACATTACCTCAAAATCTTTAGCCATCGTATTTATTATAATAGTCGCAGATAATTACTCAATCTTTTTAACTATTATTTCGCCGGAATAGTCGTATCATCCGATTCGGCTCGTTCTCATCCGATTTAATTACTGACAACCACAATCATATCATACTAACAAACTAGGATTATCCATTCGGCAAATATCTCAATACTTTTAACTATCTAATAAAACCATCCAGCTGGTCAGACGATTTCAATCTGTAATCAATTGCTGATGCCGCTATGCAACATTTCTACATATTCAACCGACTGCAAAATGAAGTCAATTATCCATGTGAAATAGTCGTAGACCATCCGCCAGTTAGAATATCACGCCAGTACTCGCCTACGGTCTGCTCTGCTGGCTAACGGTGCAGCTTTGAGATAGAGGGTTGTAGGGGGAAAGAACCAGCTTGCAATTTCGCATAACAGTTATTTATTCACTTTTGAACTATCGTGGCACATCCGGCTCCGTCAACGCGCGCTTGCGCATATAACGCCCGCGGACGCGCTAAACACACGGGGAGAGAAAGGGGGAGCACGGAAGATGTTAGGGGGATTATAGGGGGTAATAGGGGTTGTAGGGGAAAGAGGGGGACAAAAGGGGGAAAGAGGAAACAAGGGGGAAAGGGGACAAAAATTTGAAAACCATTTCCGAAAGTGATAGTCGAAGCGTTTTTTCGTCTCAATCAGTCCTGCGATTGGACAAATAGTCGTTGGCATTCGCCCATCTGGCTGCTATCATCGCGGGAAAGGCGTGTGAGAGCTTGTCTGGCACGTTTTTCTGATTGACCCGATAACTTTCATGCCCGACCTCAAAAAGCCCTTCTCCCCGCTTCTACATCGGTCTGATTGTATGGTCTAGTCTGAGATATGCCATCAGCATCAACGGAGAGCCGCCTACGAGCGTCTGTGGCGCGTTTTTGTGATAAAGTCGATAAAGTTATCGTCTAGCATCCAAAACTTCTTAAAACAGGCTTTCTCGCTGAGTTAAAAGCAAAAGGCTGTCATTGCTGACAGCCCATGTACTCAGATTCTTTATTCGCTTAAATGTCTCAAGACCACGTTGGACGAATGAACCAGATAGGTCACGCCGTCAATCTTCACTTGCAGCTGGTCGCCCTCGTAATCGTCCCAACTGTTCAGCTTGCCCTCGACAATCGTTCCATCAGGCATTCTCAGCTGTGCGTACGAGTAGCTGTATGTCAGGTCTACCACCTGTTTGTTGCATCCAGTCATCAGCATAATGCCCACCAGAGCAGATACACATACGGTCAAAATCTTTTTCATAGTTGTTTTCTCCTTTACGTTATTTCTGGTTGGCTTTCGTTTTTGAGCAATCGTAGCGATACATACACCACTCACATGGAGACGTTTTGTAACAGATTTCTCGTTGCTCTTTTGCCTTGCGATATTTAGCTTTTCTCGTTTCTTGTTCCTTGCGTTCTTTTTCATGCCGTCTGTGTGAATTGGCAATGATGATAGCATGGACAGCAGCCATGTTTGGAACCATAGTCTTTTCCTCCTTTATTTTGTGTAGTGAAAAATATTTATGGGGTCTAGACGGTATCAATCCATCCAAGTGTACTCTTGGAACCGTTGAATCTGCTTATTAAAGGTGATGGGAAGGTCGCCTATCTCGCCTTCCTTGTTCTTGCTCAGCCGGAACAGGTACTTGTCGGGGTTGTCGCCGGACAGAAGGATGATCGCATCTGCATCCTGTTCAATCTGTCCGCTCTCTCGCAAGTCGGAGTTAGTAGGCGTTGCTCCGGGCTTGGATGGGTTTCGATTAAGCTGTGCTAGTGCCACCACGACAATGCCTGTGGTCTGCGCCAGCTCGTGCAGGGCAATGGATATGGCTGTAATGGCGGCATATCTGTCCTTTGCGCCTGTTTCGTGGATGAGTTGAAGATAGTCTACGAAGATGATCTGAGCCTTTTTACGGAGAGCCTGAGCTTTCATCCACGCCACGTTCTTTCCGGCAGCGGAGCGGATATATAAGGGCATCTTCATGTTTTTTGCCTGTCCGTCAATTTCATTCAAGCTGACTGCCTTATTTTTCACTGTGTCCAGAGGGCAGTATATTTGATTAGCCATCAGACGTGCGCCCAGTTTGCGTTTGCTGGTTTCTAAGCTGAAATAGTACACGGTGTAGTTTTGCTTTGCCATGCTTGCTGCTATTTGCAAGGACAGAGCTGTCTTTCCCGCAGACGGTCTGCCGCCGATGATAATGAAATCACCCGGAGAAATGTGCAGCGCTTCATCCAGACGCTCTAGCCCTGTCTTGATGTACACAGGCTTCTCGTCCATGTGAAGCACATAATCGTTCAGCACGTCCTCGTATGTCCACGCATCTTCTTCCTCAGCTTTCAGGCTCATCGCCTCGCCCATCTGCTGGTAAATGTCTGATAGATCAGAATAGTCGGTAAGCTCGCTGGTCATCTGAAATGCCAGACCTTGCACACGAGTGAGTGCAGCTTGTTCTCTGATAAGCTGTGCCCAACGCTGCATTTGCTCCCTGTCAATTCGTACACACTCTGATTCGCAGGTTTGTACACACTCCAAGAGCGTCTGCGCTACGTCTGGATGCTGCGTGTTTATCTCGACTATATCTATCTTACCCCTAGCCGTCCAATAGCCCTGAACAGCCGCAAAAGCGTCTCTCAGCTCAGGTCTGAACAAGTCGAGTTCAAGGTCTGGTATAATTTCATCCACAACGCCCGGCTTGCAGAGCATCAGCGCACCGATAAATACCGTTTGAACGTCCATTGTCATAGTCTAGGAAACTCCATCTCCGTGCTTTGCTCGTACTGGTCATCCTGTTTCAATGCGTAAATGTCCTGCCATCCGGCATAGATACTCTGGTCGAGAATGGCTTTCCAGTCATGCCGATCAAACTTTTCCAGCTTGTTGCAGAGCATCTGTTTTGCCCGGTCTGTCATAGGCTTTTTGATTCTTGTACGCATCTGTGCGAACTCTCGCAGGGATTCCAACAGGGCTTTATCGCCATGAGCAAAGTCGGAGAAGATGTCAGGTTTCTTCTTGACTGCGCTCTCCGGCAAGGTCTTGACGTTCACATGACTGTCAGTTGATACAATGGGTTCATTGTCATCTGACTTTGAGCTCATATATGAGCTGACCTTCATCTCATTTATGATATGAGAATGAGCTGACTTTCGTGTAGACCATCCTTTTGACGCAATATCGCTTCTTTTCGATTCTTCATCGAGCAGATGTTTAATCAAAATGAAGCAAGATTCTGCTTTTTTTGAGTTCAAAGTCGCGTCTTTTTCTTCAAAAACGTATGCACAGATTGCATCGTAGAGTTCCAACTTCTCTTTACTTTTGAGTGTGGAGATGGCTTCAAAGTAGTATCGATGGAATGCAAAGCTGTCTCGTTTTTCCATACTCAATCCTCTTTGTAGCGTTTGTTCCATGCTTCGATAAGGTCGGCTTTAATTCTTTCTTTATCCTTTTCGGAGCAATCAAACCAATACTCCCCACTTTCCATAAAAACACGGCAAGTACATTTGTTTTCTCCGCACGCTCTCGAAATAAACATCCACTTCTTTGCATCAGTTCCTGTCTCTGCAATAGCCACTTTCCCACCGCAGAACGGGCATCTCTTGAGTTCTGTCATTTTCTAAATCCCTCTCTTGTTCTCATAATTCGTTTGCAACCTTCATGCAGCTTTGCGCCTTTACGGTATACAGGTCGATTGTGCTTTTGCTTGATGTACCCGCACTGCGTTTCGGACTGCCTGATAGCATTTGCAAGCTGTTCAAGTGATGCAGCACATCGGTTCATTGCTTCTGTTAGCGCTTCAAATCCATCCATGTTTAGCTCTCCTTACGCATACCATTTCGGCGCTTCATTGAAGATTTCCACGCCTTTTGCAAAGCCTAGCTTTTCTAAGGTTTCACACATGATACCGTCCATCATGCTGTGAACGATTTCTTCATCATCACCGTACTTTTTGTATGCTTCCTGCATTTTTGCCGTGAATGCGTCAACCATATCTTGCGTAATAACGATATTGTTTTCCATAAGCCCTCCTATACCATCGGAAACGCCATCCAATGCGTTACCGTCACATCTTTCGGCAGTTTCTCGCCTATCTCATCCCAGAACTGACCATCTGCGTAACAGCCGAGAAAGTATGTTGTTGGCGAGAATCCTTGCAACATTTTTCCATCTTTATCACGCCACGTTGTCTTAGCTGCAAGCAACAAAGGCTGCGTTCGCTCTCGTGGCTTTTCGCTTGCCGGATGCCAAAGCGTGTTACTCATAACCTGTTCACCATCAAAGAACCACAGTTCGGGCAGTAGTTGTAGCGGTCTCGGTTGTTTCTCGCATGGCAATTACTGCACATGAACTTCGTCTTATCTTCGTCTTGCGCAATCCATTCAGCGGTACGCTCTAAAGCTGTCGGGGCATCTTCCACAACGTCAATGGCATCGCCAATACCGCAAGCGCGGCATCTAACTCCATTGTAGTTCTCGCAGCCATCGCAATACGCTTTCTCGATTCTTTCAATAAGTGCGCTTCGTTCAAGGTATTCTGGATAGTTAGCCATTGCCTTTCACCTCAATTGTCGGCGCGGTGTCGATGTAATCAAGCACATCGTCTAACGATAAGCCACCTATTGTTCCATCGTTATACTCCTGAATCCACGCCTCGATGTTTTGACGTAGTTCATTAGCATCAATCGGTCTGACTTTCATTGCCTTTTCTCCTTTCAATCTCCTTGCAAACCGCCTTGTAGAACGCATCCCACGTCTCATAGTCGCAGGAATCGCCAAAGTCAAAGCCTGTCCGCTTGCGTTCTGCAATGTCACGTTCAAAGCAATCAAGCGTCTTGTCGGTCAGCTCCGGCAGAAGCGGTGTGATGTATCCGCAAACAAGGCTAGGCATATATGACCGTCTACCCAAGCAGTAGCGCACAGCGCAGTTGCAGATTGCTCCGAAATCGTCACTGGTGGGTTCTACCATGCCTTTGGGAGCATCTGACCTTAAATCATCAACGCTGCATTCAAGGGCTTTTGCAAACTTTATCAGTCGCGTTTCCTTTTTTACGTCACGCTTTTGCTTTTCAATGGCACTTACATACGCATTGGTTGTTCCAATCATCCTTGCAACATCTTTCTGCGTGATGCCAAGTTCAAGCCTGCGTTTCTTGATTTTCTCCCCTGTTGTCATACTCGTCCAGCTCCTTTTTTATTTGCTGGCGTTCAATCTGCTTCAATCTTGCCTTTGCCAGCTTGCGGTTGTCAGCCTTGCGGATAGCCCAGTTGTTGCGATGATTTGCCCAACAAGCGTATCTGTGGCTAAATTCGCTTTGGTCGTACCACCCCTTGCCGATAAGCCCCTTATAAGTCTGCTGACGTTTCATCTTTCTTCTCCCATTCCTTGCATCCACGTTCGTTCCACACGAAGTCTGCAACGTGTTCTGACTGGTCGTTCACGCACACGCCCTCCGGCTCTGCGTACCATTTGCAAGAGCCGCAGGACGGCTCTGATTTGTTCTCACAGGATTCTGCCGTGCATCGGATAGCCTTGCCAGCAGAGAACTGCTTGATGCCTATGCAAGAGCAATGTTCGGTGGTGCAGTAAACATCCATTATCTCTGCCCTCTCTTTCTCCTTCTGTTGGCATTGAACCGCCCGATCACTCGCTTGTACTCCTCATAGCACTCCGGGCACAGGTCGCCTGTGTCCCTGCGCCATGCCCAGTCCTTGAAGTATTCGTCAGGATTCATCATCCTGCCGCCCAGAACTTCTCCGCAGCGGTCGCATACTCGCTTGTGGTAGATTCCTCTGTCAGTCTGCATTAGTTCTTCCTCATGTTAGATTTTGTTTTCAAACTCTGCTCCACAATAAGGGCAATACTTAATGGGCTTTAATTTTGTGTCACCATGTTCCCACCCCGGATAAAGCCAATCTTCCGGGAAATGTTCGTTGCAATTAGAACAATAGCAAGTCTTATCCATATCATCATCATTCGGATAAATGTTTAAGTGCGCAATCGGGCGCATCGTTTCTTGATTGATTGTACAAGCAGCTTTTACACGGATACAAAAAATTTCAATTACTCGTTCTGCTGAAATCGGATTTTCTTTTCTTGTAACAATAGGGTCGGACTTGTAACCTTCAAGAATATAAATCAACTTATCTGCATCAACTAATCTCATTTTTTCTTCTCCTAACATCCTTAAACAGGATTTCTTTGTAGGCTTTCCAGTCTTTGATTTTGCATGGAATATCCGTGCCGGGCACGGTCTTTTTCAACCCATCCATCTGGCAGACGTTCCATGAGATGATAGCAGCCATGTTGCGAACCTTCCCAGCGTCAGGCTCTATGCCAAACAGCCACTTAAAGTTCTCTCGCCATGTCAGGAGCATATTTGCTCTTGCAAGCAACAGGCTGTCACCCTGCCACTCATAGCCGTATGTAGTCGTCGCTGCGTCCTCTGCCACATCGTGCCATGTCCAGACATTCCAATCAAACCAGTTGTTTACACATTTCAGTTTGCGGTCAAATAGTCCTTTCCGTTTTTGTACTGGAATCTTTGTGCCTGTTACCGTGTCGTATCGGTTCACAAGGAATGGTGCTTCTCCGCAGGTGATTTCAAGGACTGTCGAATGGATGTACTTGATAGGCTCTTTCTTCATATCGGGCATCGCGCCGTTTTCTTCGCCCATGCCTATCATCTTTTCGCAGACCCAAGAAGGAGTGAAAACCTCTGCTTTTGCTTTGGTTCTTTGCTTCTGCTCATCCAGACGCTTAAGAACTCGTGGCACTGGTGGGCACTTCTTGATTTGTTCTAACGTGATTTCATCAGCAAAAGCTGCGCCTAGTTCAGGCGGTGGCTCTGTCGCCCATATAATGTTTTTGCCGGTAGTACGGTCTTTAAGCAAGATAAACAGCACCGCTGAAAGAATCGGGTCCGAGAAGTCAACCAACCGTTGTTTCATTTTTCGTCACCTCTCTGTACTCCACGTCAATCCCTTTCGGCAAAGCCGTCTGGTACTTCTGAGCCAACTGCTCTGCGCTCTGGGCATCGCCCAACGGCTGTTCAGGCGGCGCAACGGTAACTTCCACGTTGTCACGCATACCAAAGTAGTTCTTGGCTCGGAAAATCCACTCTGCCGGGTTCTCCTGACCGTACATACCGTTGTACGCCCACATGGACTGCATTTGCAGAATCAGTTTCAAAATGTACTTCTGCTGCAAGCTGTCGTCACGGCGCTTGCCTGCCATAATCTGCTTCAGGCTTACCCATTCGATGCCCAGCACCAGTGCAATCCATTCCACCACAGGGGAGATTCTGGCTTCGATGCAAGCGTCAAAGAAGAAGTCAAGACGCTGCTGCACTTCAATCGGGTTGTTCATGTCCACGCTCGGAAGGTCGCCAAAATACTTGGCTGCAATCATTCCGATGACCTTCTTGTCCTCTTCATTACCGATTCTCGACTGCAAATCGCCTGTGTTCAGCATCTTAGACCTTGTGATTGCTAACTCCTGCTGTTCTTTCACCTTTTTACTCACCTGTGAGCGGATAGATTTCCGCTTGTTAAGCATCTGTTGTTTCTTCTTCTCTCGCTCTTTCTCGCGCTTCGCAGCGGCTTCTTCTTTCGCCTTTTGCGCCCGCTTCTCACGCTTTTTCTTTTCAGCTTCGGTCAGCGGTGGTCTGCCACGACCACGCTTCGGGGGTGTTGCCATGTATCAGACCTCCTTTGGCGGTTCAGGAACAGGCATCCAATGTGTAACGGTATATGGGATTTCACTTCCAAGTTCGACCCAATAGCCATCAGATGTCATAAAGCCGAAAATCATATCCGCATTATCGCAATACGCAATTACAGTTTCAAACGCTTCTGGAAGTTGTTTTTTTACGCTAATCCAATCGTTCATGCTCTTACCTCTTTATCTTCGTTTTGATGTTATCCAGCTTCCATGCAATCTGCCAGACGGAACAGCAGTTGTCCAACTGCCGCCACCATGCACACTTTTCTTTCTCGCATACGCATCGCCCAAGCGGATTGCTGGTCATCTTCATCGGGCAGTAAAGTTCGTTGTCCATTGGTTACTCCTTTACAATGATGTATGCGTCAATTTTCTTTACTGCACAAGTCAATGGAATAAAAGCCATGGAACCATCTTTTATATTTACACAATCCCAGCTTTTCATTTCTCCGAGAGAATTAACAACAGCAACACATTTGGTTCGCATAAACAGCCTTGAATCAAATTGGAAAACTTCACCAATTTTAATCATATCTAGCGTCACTTCTTGTTGCTTTCTGATTTCCACTTTCATGCTTTATCTCCACCCCATCATAACAGCCGTGCAAACAACCAGACACACGTTGGCGAACAGCCAGACGAGCATTGCCTGACGTTCTTCAAACAGGTTGTCTACAGTGTTTTTGATTGTCCGTTCAGACTGAACCACCACCGCCAGCAGGACTAGGCAGACCAGCCAGCGTGTTGCAAACTCAAACATCATCGTTACCGCCTGTTCATAATTTCAAACTCTCTCATGCGAAGTTCCCCACCGCAAAACGGGCAAATCCTTTTTTCTTGAAACTCTTTCTTTGTCATGTACGCTTCATGCTTCATGGAGGTCATGCATCGATCACAGGCATAGGTCAAAATGAAGTGAACCGGCTTTTCTTCTTTCTTTTCTTTTGGATAAATCTTTTCTTCAAATACATCGTACAGCTTTTGGAAACCAGCTTTTGCGCTCTTTACCCACATATCGTGCCCGGCTTCTGCTTCCTCTTTGCTGTCATATCCTCGAACAACAATCCACTCCCCGCCCCTAAATTGTTCGTGTTGAATCGCCGTTTCGTAATTCCAATCCCTATCGTCAACAGCGCAAGTGTCAATGTGATAGCCGTTTACGGTATCTTCCTTCAGTTCTCGTTCATAGCGAGGGCGTTGATTCATAAATCCAAAAAGCTCACTTGCAAAATCAAACATTGTTATCCTCCATCAAATCGTCCATGCTCAACTGACCGCTGATGTTGTCATCTTCCATCCACCAGCGAAAAACGTCCATGCCGGTCTTCCAGTCGCACGGCAAACCTTTTGATTTTCTGACACCAAGCATTCGCTCAAACGCTGAGATGTACATTTTTTCGTAGGCAAGCCAGCGCATGAACTCACGCTGTCTGCCCCCCCTACCGGCCATAGGACAGCCGATGCAACCAACACGCTTCTGCCCTTCGCAATACAGTGGATTAACAGGCAGGTGCTCGCTGTGTGTGTAGTCCCACACATCATCGTCAGACCAGTCCACGATCGGATTGACGGTCATCTTACCCTTAAGGTTGCAGGTCTCAAACAGTTGTCGCTTTTCATCGTTGTCGCCCATCATCGTAATTCTTTTTTCTTTGTTACGATGGTTAAATTCCATAATTCCACGATTGTTTTTTCTCGATGTCGACTCAGCCCAACGAACGCCAGTTGCAATAAAGCGATTTTTACCAGATGTTTCCTTCAACACAGAACAACAGTAACGCATAAGCCTCGTTGGTGGAGCCATGATTTGTGGAATCAGCGTCCACATGGACACAGGTTTGTCCTTGTATCGTGGCATGACGATGGAGCATTTTATTCCACGCTCTTCCATCGCCTTGAACTGCTCACGGATGAAATAGACCGTTTCCGGCGCATCTGCTGTGGTATGGCTGTTGACCACCTCGAAGTTGATTCCTGCGCGTTCAGCTAGAGCTACAAACACCTGTGAATCCTTGCCGCCAGAGTATGTGACCATGAGCGGTTTCTTGTACCGATGCTCAGATAGCCGTGCAGCGTCCTGCAACCGTGCGATAGCAAGTTGTTCCTTATCCATCAGCTCCACCTTTCTCTCAGCTCTTTTTCGACCTGCTCTGACTTTGCTGTGATGTAATCCGCGAACTCGTCAGGAGTCATGTCCTCTTCTTTGAACTTGCCGACCATCTCCCAATACCTGTCACCAATACGGATAATTTTCTGCACTTGTTCATCGGTCAGGTCTGCATCGCACCGAAGATTCTGAATCAGTGCGCCCCATGTGGCGGCGATGCCATCCAGAGCCATGCGGAAGCCGTACAACTGGTTTTGCCGTGCGATTTTGCGGAGGTTGGTTGACATGACCTGTTTGGCAGACGATGGGCGGTTTCTGCGCTTATTCATCTGACTGCTCCTTTGCTTCAAGGCGAGAGAGCCAACGCTTGTATTTAGCATCCTCAATCTCACGCTTTGCGTTCCAAAATTCGCTTTCGGAATCGAGGTCATCTCCAAACCAAGCATCGCATAAAGCATCGACTGCGTTGCTTATGTCCGCAAATTCTTCCATCAGATTTGCTTCACACTCCGCAACGCTCTTCGGTGTCGGGTTCGTACCGTCCAGCGCACGGCGCAGCTTCAACGCAGCCTGTGCCAACTCAGATGCTTCTTCTGCCAACTGTGCCAAGATTTCTGTCTTGGGCAGAATGTCTGAAACTTTCTTGCTCATTTCTGTTCTCCTTTCAGCCAGTCGTTCAGCTTTGCCATGCAAGAGGGGCAAAGAAACGGTTCATCATAGCAATCGCAACTCCAGTAGTCCCATGCGTCATGCACGTTCTTGTCAACCAGAATCACGGCATTGGGCTTATGCCTCCCCATCTCATCGGGCGGTTCAGGATTAAACACTTCTCCGCAGCGGTCACATTTCATGCTCATTCTCTTTCTCCAATCTCTTTAGCAGCCCATCCACGTCATACCTCCAATGGACGCGCAGCCTTTTTGCTTTGACCTCTATCCCCTCTTGCTCTGCCCACTGCCAAGGGATGCTCTTCCGGCTCTCGTTGTAACGGAACGCCAGAACCTTGCCGGCAGGGATTGCAAAGGTGCGGTTGACCGACCTGTAATTGACTATCACATGAGCGGTCTGACCGCCGTACCCAATCGCATCCACCATGTCAGTGATGTGCTTTTCCTTGCGGTATTTGCACTTTGCCTTGTCGTACTTGCCGAACACCTTTTCCAGAGGAATAGAGGGCGTTTCGATGGTTTTCAGCTCAAACAAATGGTTCATTGGGTATCGGTACACAAGGAAGTCGCAGATGTTGTCGATGGAAAAGGACAGGTTCTCGTTGCCGCCGTAGTAGGTGGCAGCACTGTCTTTTAGGCGGTAGCACCACGCATCGGATGGGACGGACGCCTTGAAATCTGCTTCAAACTGTTTGCCGATGTTCATAAATCAACCCGTCCATCGTTTTCTTCTCCATGTGTATGGATAAACATAAAGCATTCCTCTCTTAATCATTCTTTCTGTCATCTGTTTTGCCAGCTCAAGTGATGATGTTCTGGGCGCGAAAATCTGTTCCGGGTATTTGATTTCCACCATCAATCCGTTTCGGATAATAGATTTTTCGCACGGATACTTGTAACCGTCTTTCAGGATGTAGCCAACCACTTTCTTGCCCCTATGCGGCTTGAACCCATACCAAATGCAAGAAAGCGGACTACTTTCAAACGGAACCAAAATCCGTTTATCCGAATCGAACCTGCAATGGCTATCTAAAACAGATGCGATGTGTTTCATCGTTTTCTTTGATGGGTTTCTCATCCTCGTTCACCTCTAAATTCACTTCCGAGAAACCGTTTCTTGCCACGTTCCCGGTGTTTGTCCTCATAATCACGGTGGTACACGCTCTGGCTGCGGTTCAGCTCATACACAAACGCTTTGCGTTCCTCGAAGTCTTTCTTCTCTGCCTTGTACTTCTCGCAAGTGTCGTGACAGGCTTGGTGGCGTGATGTGCAGTTGAGACAACAGGTAATCATTGCTCGTCCCTTTTCATTTAGCGATAGCTGTATACCATTTATAGTTTTCGCCAGTTAAAATGGCAGCTATCGCGCTTTTGCTTACGTTGTATTGTTCAGCAAGTCGTCTTTGAGAAACACCATCTTTATTTTTCTTTATGATTTCTACGGCTTTTTCTGGTGACAGCTTCTGGTTTTTCGTTACATATCCTCGAATTCTGTAACCATCCATCATGTTTTCGCTTCTCGTTCCGTATTCAAGATTCTCGCTGCGATTATCTAATTTATTTCCATTTTTATGTCGAACATCATATCCATTCTGATTCTGCCCAATAAACGCAAGTGCAATAAGAACATGAACTTTTACGCTTTTAGACTTATTCTTAACGCTTAAATTCACTGAATAATATCCACTACTTTTAGTGGGTTTAAGTATTCGCTGCTTAATATGAACCAATCTTCCGTTTTTATAGCAGATAGTCCGTTCAACACTTTTGATTCTTCCGAGCGAGCTGGCTTCATATTGGGGAAAGTTTGGAATCTGCTTCCATTCTTCTGGATGTCCACCGGACGGCTCAATCAGGTCGCACGAGTAGGCTTCATGCCCACGGGCACGGAATGCTTTGCAGACTTCCTGCGATTCCTCACAGGCAACTAAAACTTTCATCTTTCCAAACGCCCGTCCAGCCAGATAGCGCAGCTCTTATATAAGGTAAGGGTCAATGCCTTACGGGTCAGAACGGCAGCGAACCATCGTCCTCGTCAATCACAGAGAAGTCATCCGTGTTGCCCTGAGAGTAGTTCTGCGGGGCATTCTGCGCCCGATCGGCGGGCTTGCTGTCAGACTTACCACCGCAGAAGTCAACCTTGTTCGCCATGATTTCCGTTGCGGTACGGTTGTTTCCCTGCTTGTCAATATACTTTCGGGTCTGGATGCTGCCAGTCACCAGAATCAGGCCGCCCTTCTGAAACCACTTGGAAACGAACAGCGCCGTGTTGCCAAATGCGGTGCAGTTGAAGAAGTCGGTTTCCTTCTGACCGCCGCTCTGACGGTCGCAAGCAATGCTGAACGTACAAACATCCTTGCCGGACTTCGTGACCTTAGCTTCGGGTGTGTGAACCAAACGCCCCTGAATTGCGATAGAGTTAAGCATTGTTTAGCCCTCCTTCGGCTGTTTTTGGGCGCAGTCCCAACACAGGATGCGCCCAAAGCGTTTCTTCGTGCTTCTTGCGGTTTCCAGCGGAGTGACGGTGCGGTTGTTGTACTGAATAGGCTGCAACTGCTTTCCGCAGCAAGCACATTGGGGGATGGTTTCCGCTCCCGGTTGCTTCTGCGCGGGCTTGCTTGCCCTGCTTGTGGTTTGCTTCTGGTACTCGTCCGTGTCAGCGTCCTTCGTATCGTCAATGCAGAACAGGCCGTTCAAGGCGTACTTTCTGGCGTAGCTACTAGACGTTCCGGTTACCTGCGCTGCATCCATCTTTGTTTTTTGCTCTGGTTCTCTTGCGTAAGCAGTAACCGTTACACATCCACCATCCAGAGCTTCCACCTTTGCGGTCGCTTCGATGTAATGCCACCCCTCTAACACTTTAGGTTCATCAGAAAGGGTAAGAAGCAAACCGTGTTCTTTCAAAATTGGCTTGACCGCTTCCAAAATGTCCTCACAAGAGCGATACTTGTAACCGCCAAATGTGTTCATCTGCCCCTTCGGGGCTTTCAACTCTGACTGAACAGCCATCAGAGCTTCATGGATTTTGCTGTTGTCCATCAGTTGTTCTCCTTCCTCGCTTCTTTTCTCGCTTTACGGCAAGCCGGGCAACGCTTGGGCAGTGCCATGTTATGCGATTCAAAGAAAATGCGCTCTGCGCGGGTGATTTCAAAAGTCTTGCCGCAGTCACGACAGGTCTTCTGAACGCTTGTCTTAGAATCGCACCATGCCCTAAATTCAGTTTCTGTAATAGCATGCTGTTCCGAAACAGAATCCATGACACTTCTTACGAATCTATGCTTCGTCGCATAACCGTTCTTGAGCAACGTATCTTCCAGCACTGCTTCCTTGCATTTCGCGCAAAGAGTTTCCGTGCTGTTCGGGAACACTGAAAAAGGCTTATTGCACTTTTCGCAGTGTTTAATTTCTTTCTTGTATTTGCCCATTTTCTTTCCTTTCTTCGGCTTCATTAGGCTTCATTGTGCTTACTTTGGCTTAACTTGGCTGTACAAAATCAGCCAGCCATCAGTTCTGCCAACTGTGCGCGGAGGTCTTTCAGCTCCGCTTCTCTGTCCTCGATTTCAGACCGCAAGTCCTCAATCTCAGCCAGCCGGTCAGCTTCTTTGGCTTCTGCTTCCTGCTCACGGGTTAGGAAGTACACGCCGTCCTCCGGCTCGGTCAAGCCACCGAATCTGTCAAGGTTAATCATCTTTTGGTCTCCCTCTCCTGCGTTCCTCTTTGATTTGCAGTGCACTGTACCACTGGTCTTTGTCGATTTCGATGGTAGACCACCGATGGTTGCAGACAAGGCACTTTTTTCTGCGAACGATGCTGTCATAGTCTGACCGGCTGTCAACTGTTGTGATGTTGTCACTACCGCACATCGGGCATTTCATCGTGCATTCCTCCGCAACTTTTCAGCACACCGCCGCTCAAGTTCTTTTCGCTCTTCCGCTTCATCGTCAGCGGCATTTGCCAGGCTGATAAGTACCACCGCAAATGCTAGGAACAAAAAGAAAAGCCCAAGCCCCTGAGCCACATCGACCCAACTGGTTGCTTCTTCAATTTTCCCGTTCACAAACCCGATGGCTGCAATTGCAGACGCCACACCGAGTCCGGAAAACAAATTTCCTAATGTCGAATACATTTTTATCTCCTTTCTTGATTCAAAAAAATATCAAAGTAAAACGGTTTTGTCGCATCAATTACAATTGTCGCATTCAAAGCATCTGCGATTCTTACCATTGTTTCGGCTTTTATGCCGGTCTTATACGGTTTTGTACCCGGACAAGTCAGGTTATAAACCGTTGGTGCAGACAGCCCGCTTCTGCGGATAAGCTCTGACGCTTTCATATTGCGCTCTTCAAGAGCGGCTTCCAATGTCATCTCTTGCTACCTGTTCCGAGAATCCATCCGGTTGCAATGACCATTCCGATCAGGATTACCCACCATGTGGCGTTTACTCCGATCAGCAGGTCAATCTTGTGGATAAGCCACAAGTTGAGCAGCACCGTTGCAAACACCAGGGCAAGCACGATGCCCCAAATTAAAATAATTTCCACGAACGCTTTCATTTTTCTCCTTTCGCTTGTTTATGTGTTCCAGCCGGTCTTTCTCCCGGCTATGCCAGCGGATTTCCCGCTTTCCGTAGTATCTACCGTTCATAGGTCAATTCTCCGGTCCTAAGCTTCAATGAAGCCATAGCGTATGAAATCCCTTCCCTGTTAGCCAGACACTGTACCTGTTCGATTGACAAAACAGGTTGATTCTGCTTACGGTCATTTACAGTGGCAGGCTTTTTGATATATGCTTTGTTATACCCACGCATCAGCTTGAGCTGTGCGGGATAAGCGCATTCTTTGTGGTGCTTCTGCGTTACAGAGGTCTGCACAAGAGGCTTCCCGCAGAACGCACAGGTTACGGTTTTAGGTTTTGCGCAAACGCCTTTGCGGTTTCTTTCGTTGCGTAGCGCCTTTGCGCATGAGGTGCAATATTTTTTGTCGGTCCTCACCATGCCAAGATAAAGACCACACCTCTCACAGTACTTTTCTTCCACGCTGCATCTCCTCTTTCAGTCTGGCTTCCCGATTGTGCCGTTCAAAGCACTGGTTGATGGATTTTCCCATCCACAGCACCTTGTTGGCATCGTTTCTGGATACGCCCGCTGCCATCGCCAGCTTTAGCCGCCGCTTGCGACTTGGCGCTTTGTAAAAGTTCATCACCAGCACTCACCAGCCTTATCTGTGATAAACTTCGGGACTTCCCGACCTGTGGCAATGCATAGCGCAACTAGCTTTTCGACCCAGATGTCAAACAGGTTTTCTTTTGGCATATAGCACTGTCCAACACAAGGCTCCTTAAAGCTTTTCCAGATCGTCAGGCCGACAGCTCCATCCGTGACCGTCCATATCATACTGTAGCCTTCATTGCACAGGTTGTTCAAAATGTCTTGTGCTCTGCTTTTGGCTTCGTGGATTTCAAAGGCATCCCAGTGCTTTTTGCTTTCCTCGTAGGCTTCCACCGCCTTGTCAATGGCGTGGTGCGCTTCTTCCGGGTATTCAAGGTCTACCTTTAAGGTAATAATCTGCTCCATATTCAACCCTCCCCTTTTTTGCTCTTTTCCGTCTTTAAGAAGAGATTAACGAAATAGACTTGACCGATACCTGTCACCTTCTGGGTCTTATTGATAGAAGTGTGTCCATCGGAATGTGCAATGGATGTTTCCTTGATTTCAAACAAACGAAGTTCCATAGACTTCTGCGTTGGCATATTGTAGTCTGTCCGCTTTCTGTCCTTAATCAGGTATCCGTTCTCACGCATCCATGAGAACAATCGGTTCTGCCCCATCTGGATGCCATTCTGTGACAGCAGCTTTGCCATTTCACCAACAAGAATGCTCTGGCTGCTTGCGCTCACAGCGTCAGCAAAAATGCCCTTCGGCGTAAGTTCTGCAATCTGCTTGTCTTTCTCTTCCAGCTCCTCATGTGCTGCGATCAGTGCGGTTGCAAGAAGCTGCGACCGGGTAAGCTGCGGCTTTTCGGTCAGCTTCTTTTCCATTTCGTTGAACGCTGCAATGTACTTCAGTTTCCATTCGAGAGCAGCCTTGCCATTGAAGCCCATAGCCAGCAGGGTGAATCCGTCACGGTTCATGAGATAAGTCCGCTGTTCCCTTCCATAGCTGTCCGGTGCTTTTGTTTCAAAGAACATCTCCCCAAAATTGGGGACATCTTTTTTCATTGCGTCAATGTCACGCATAACGTGATCGTGACGTTTTTCGAAGTTTTCTGCAATCTGGCGACTAGATGCTACTGGCTCGCCGCTTTGCATAGATAAGACAATGTCGCTCATTTTCCCTCCCTTTCATTCAAAAGCTCTTCTAGAGCTTCTTTCACCTTAGCTTCCGCATTTTTAGGCTCACGCTTACCGTTCAGGATTTTTCCTAAGTATTCCGGTGCGCATCCCATTTTTGCAGCAAGCTCTCTGATTTCGATGCTGTTAACGTGAAGCGTTCCCACAACATCGCCTGTCCACTTAGGAAGCAAATTTTTTCTCCTTTCTTGTTCTAGTACTTGAACTTTTTGAAAGAATATGATAATATTATGGTGTCAAGCAAAAACATTATCGAACGTTCTTCTATTTGTTCTACCGATTGAACCCGGTAGCCTTATTAAAGCACAAGTAGTAGAACTTTTCAAGTGTTTTTGTTCAAGTGGTAGAACTTTGTCATCTTGTACAAACGCTGGAGGTATGTTTTGTGTTTTTTGACAATTTCGTAAGGCTATGTGAGCAAAAGGGAGTAAAGCCGTCTCGTGCTTTGACTGAAGCTGGCGTTCCGAAATCTGCTTATAGCTATTGGAGAACCGAAGCAAATGCAGGGAACGATGCAAAGCCGACCAATCAAAATGCCGTTAAGCTGGCACAGTATTTCAAAGTTACGGTTGACTACCTTCTTACTGGCAACCAAAAAGAAAACCCGCCCCAGCAGCCGCAAAGTGAAGTCGATGCAGCAGTGGAGCGGATTAGAAGAAAACTTGAATCCATGCCGAAGGAGCAGCGTGAAGCTCTGATGAACCTGATCGAGAAGATGTAACGTTCATGCCCGGTAAAATAAAAGAATCCCTTGTGCCGGGCTGGTGTAGCTCTGCGCAAGGGATTTTCTGTTAATCTAGGTCTAGTGCTTGCTCTGCTGCTGGAATCTTTTCAGGGTGTTCTAGCAGCCATGCAATAAATCTGTCAATCTTGGCTCTTTCTTGTTCACTCATTGTGGCATATCCTCCCGATCGGCAATCTCTGGTGTTCATTTGATATGATTATACATCTTTCAGTTGTGTAGTCAATACCATTTTAACAACTTTCGCGCTTTTTTAGTTTTTTTCGGGGAAGCCACGAGTGTTCAAGTCAAAAGGGACAACGCCTATCCATCTTTCCTCCAATCACAGCTCTACGAGCTGACCGTCAATGCGTTCGATGTTGTCTGCCGGGTCTCGTCCATCGTCTAAGGCGGCTATAGCGCGTTCCAAGATGCCTTTTGCTTCGAGGTAAGCATCTTTATCAGCCTCGTACCCAGAAAGGCTCAAAACAAGTTCTAGCGTCCGTCTGCGAGCGTATGGGATAATCAGAGCATCTACGGTTCGGTTCATTAGCTTTCCTCCCACGGTTTCGGTGTTTCGCTTTTGGTCGGTTCAGATGCGGGCATTCCGTCAATGATAATCATGTTGTTACCTCCTGTTTTGATTGTTTTTTTCGATGGTACAGTTATAACACAGGCTGCTGTTGGTTCTCCATAGCAGCTTTTTCCATTTTTTGGCTTGTCGAATCCAGCAGTTTTGCCGAATTTTGTTGAAAGGGTGAGAATTTATGGATGAATATTTAGTAAGAACAGCCAAAGCATTGGAGATAGCTCGGATGCGTTCCGGCTTGAGCCAGCAGAAGTTGGCGGCACGGATGGGCGTGAATCGTGGTACGGTAGCAAATTGGGAGCAAGGTCTGGCAGCCATCTCCCTGCCGATGGCTATGCGCTGGTTTACCTGTTGCGGCGTATCGGTGGCTCGATACATGGACGCTTGCATTCATCCGGGACTGCTGGAGCATCTGGAAGATGACATTTCCGATTTGGAGAAACGGCGGATTCTCATAGATGCTATGATGGAGTGCTCCTCCTATGAGATAGATGCCTTGCTGTACATCAGGTACGGAGATCACGGCTCAGACCACATCGGCGTGCTGACGGAGATTCTGGCAAACCTCCACACACCGCTCAAGGACAGGGTCGCTGTCTGCCGGATGGTGTCTGGTAGCTATGAGATGGCACAGGTCACCGGAACAGACCCAGACCCGGACGGAACCGCCCCAAAGATGGAAATTCTTTATCAGGCGCAGGATGCTGGAACAGAAGCAGCCATGAAGTCCAACGATTCCTATACCGTGAACCCAAATAATATAAGTGGCTGATTGTCGAATTATCGCAGTTTTTGCGGAACATTTTGTCCACGTTCATCCACTTTTTGTACACGTTTCATGCAGATTAGGTATACCTTCGCCTTGTCATTCTGTCCCCCATAGGCCAAAAATCTGCAGGATTCGGGCGGAATAAATAACGAATTAACGTTATTCTGTCTTTTGTGATTGAGTGGCTTGTCAATTCGTCCCCCATCGTGCAGATTAGGTATACCTTTCCATCCACTTTTTGTACACCTATCCACAATCCGTCCACGTTTAATGTGGCTAACAATGTACAGCTTCTTTCCGGCTATAGTCTTATTTAGCAAATGCAAAGTTCAGTTATCCACAAACTGAAATGGAAAAATAAAGAAATTGTTGAAAATTATCGTCATCGACTATTTAACGATGATATTTAACCTCTTGTTTATTTCTTGTTTAATATATAATAAGTAGACGGGGGACGAAATGACAAAGCATGGGGGACGTTTTGACAAGTCACGGGGGACAAAATGACGAGGACATGGGGGACAAAAAGACAAGTCATGGGGGACAAAAACCGTTGACGCGTCCCCCGAAATGTGGTATAATCATGTCAGCATAAGGAGGCGTGAATTATGAAAAAATATTTTCTGATTGGTGAGGACATCGATCGCACCGAAATCACCGCAGAGGAAGCTGCGCAACGTCAATTTGATGGTGACTATCGGGTTGTTGTTGAAGATGACGAGCCCGCCGTCAAGGTTGACCCTGTTGCGGTCAGTGCGACGGCGGAGCCTGATTGGGAGCCGTTCGCATTCCCGGAAAAGCCCGGCTATCGCCTGACCGGGTATATCATCACCCGGTACGACAGCGAGGGTCTGTCTGACCGTATAGATTCTGTCCCTGCCGATGCCATCAAGACGGAGGAACAAAACCGGTGGAGTTGGAAAGTTGGGCTTTGCCACTACTCAATCATTGCCAGCCCTGTGTATGACATTATTGCCACCGCAGCCTGCGGTGGTTGCGAAGGGTGCAAGCGCATGACCTGCCCCCGCCGTCAGAACGGCGTAAAGTGCCGTAATTATAGGGCATAAGGAGGAGCAGATGCCGAAAATATCCGACAACAACCTTGTCGAAAAAAGCAAGTCCCTTGTGTGGGCGAAGTTTAGAGACTACACAGCAGGAGAACTTCGTCTGCTAGAGGTTTATCTATCAAGAATAAATCCGAGAGACCCAAGCAGTAGCCGTGTAGAGTTTACTTTGGCGGAATACAGGGAGCTTCTTGGACTGAAAAGCCTTGATGCAAGAAGGATTGAGCCACAGATCAAACACTTTCTTGGCAATACGGTGTCGATTCCGATTGACAAGGAGAAAGGCACGTTTGAAAGCTTTGTCTTGTTTACAAGGGCAAAATTGGACTATGTGCCCGAAACAAGGTCTTACGTTGTGGCAATCACCTGCAACCCTGACCTGCGCTCTATCTTTTTCGACATTGCTGAAAGCGGATATGTTCGGTATCGGCTGCGTTACACGTCACGAATGAAGTCACAGTACAGTATCTTACTTTACTCGATTCTTCGGGACTGGTTGAATATGGACAACAAACCGCATGAAATCAGTCTGAAGAAGTTGAGAGAGCAGCTCGGTGCGATGGAAGCCAGCTACGATGTTTACAAGAACCTTCGCAAGCGAGTGCTTGACGTTGCGGTGGACGAAATCAATGCTGTGTCTGACATTGTTGTGACCTACGAACCAGTCCTTGTGGCGCGAAAAGCTGTGGCAGTCAAGTTTAAGCCCAAAATTAAAGCGTCTGAGACGTTGATTGAAGCACAGGCAAGCGAAGTGCTGACCGAACCTCAAAAAGCCGTCAGAAAGCCCCGCAGAAGTGGATATGAGGATTTCGACTGGTCTGTGTGTGACGAACTGGAAAAGCAGGACTGCATTGACGTGGCGAAGGTAGTTGAGAAGTGGATGAAGAAAGAGCATCCTGAAATCAAACTGCCGAGACGCAGAGAAGCAGTTTACGATACAGTGAAGGCGGCATACAATGACATCTTGTCTTTGGACAGGTCTCCGTTCCCGGACAAACCTGTTGGCTATCTGATTAGAAGCGTGGACAAGGCAGGTATCGTAGACAGATATATGCCAGCGTTCTATTCCATTGAAGCGTTGCAAAAGCAGTCAGACGCAGTGTATTAAGCAGAAAGGAGCGGTATGAAGAAGCAGGAAATTGTGTGGTATTCCGTTAAAGATGATGGGATGCCAACACCAGAAATCATTGAAAGAACGAAAGGCCGGTTCTTGTGTTCTGTAAAAACGACCTATCTGAAAGATGAATCTATAACGGCAACAAACACAGTTGCAGCGTTTATTGAAAAAGGCGAGTTTGTAAACACATCGTTTCAGAGGTTGAACATTTCTTCGGACGCTTGCTTTATTGCAAGAGTGGTAGCGTGGGCAGAAATGCCGATATACGAATAAAGAAAGAGTGATAAAATGGCAAAAATCATAGCTGTCGCCAACCAGAAGGGCGGCACAGGAAAGACCACCACAAGCACCTGTCTGGCTGGTGCATTGCAGTTGCTTGGCAAGAAAGTTTTGCTTGTGGACTGCGATGCCCAGTGCAACGCAACGGACACCTACGGCGCACAGACAGAGGACGTATGCACTCTGTTCGACGTGATGACCCGGCAAGGCACGGTCGAAGAAGGAATCCAGCACTGTGAAGCTGGTGACATTCTGCCGTCCGACAACGCATTGAAGGACATTGACGAGCAGCTTGTCCGGGACATGGGCAAGAACTTCCGGCTGCGAGAAGCCCTCGAAAGCGTGTCTGAACGGTATGATTACATTGTGCTGGACACTCCACCGCAGCTTGGTCTTGCGCTTGTGAACGCGCTGATTGCCGCCAACAGCATCATCGTACCCATCACAGCAGACCGATACGCACTGGCTGGTTTGAGCCAGCTTTCGCAGACCATCGGCGATGTTCGTAGATACTTCAATCCGACTTTGAAGATTGAAGGTCTGCTTCTGAACCAGTACAAGAGCCGGGAGAACCTGTCCAAAGAGGTTGTGGAACAGCTTCCTGTGATTGCACAGAGCATGGGGACAACGCTGCTGGATGTGAAGATTAGACCGTCTATGGGCGTTCGTAAGGCTCAGGCAGAGCGGCACAGCCTGTTTAGTGGCGACACTGCAAAGAGTACCAGCGCAGAGGACTTCAAGGCGTTGGCGCAATATATCGTTGGGGGTGAGGGCTGATGAAATCAACCAGCAAAAAATCCACAGGCTTGCTTGGCGGCTTTGATTTTCAGCCTATTTTTTCAGAACAGCCATTAAGCCGAAGTGAGCCAAAGGAAGAAGAAGTAAGCCAAGCAAAGCCGAACGAAGCCGAACAAGCACAGATTAAGCCAAGCGAAGCCACAGAAAGCCATGCACAGCCTAATGAAGCACAATTAAGCGATATTAAGCCGAAGCAAGCCAAAGACAGCGAAACACAGCCAAACAAAGCCATAGTAAGCGAAAGTAAGCCAAAAAGGTTGAAACAGGCGAAGGAAGTTCAACGTCTTATCGAACAAGGCGATGTTCCCGGTGCACTTGCAGAAGCTGGCTTGACAAAGAAAAAAATCCCGATGCCGGAATCGCATCAGGGTGTTGCAAGCGGCGATGGCAAGCGTTCAAAGCGTATTACCATCCTTATGAGCGAGGAAGAACGCAAGTACATCAACCGTGAAGCAAGGCGGCACGGAATGACGATTGGACAGTTCGTGTATGCTCTGGCAGTTGCGGCGGCAGAGGGCAAGGTTGAGTTGGAGGATTTCTTGGAGGATTGACGTATGATTGTTTATAGACCTCATCGTGGTTCTTTGGAAGATGCCATGAAAGAAGTAAAAACATTTGACAACTGGTATCAGATGACACATTATATTGCAAATAATTGGAATTTGGCGGTTGGCAAGAAAGTGATAGACCCTGATGATATTGTTATGGACGATAAACCGGTCAATGATGACCGTGTTGGTTGGAAAGACGTTCACATGGTTTTGGTAACTCGTATTGGGAGCGGCAATTTTATGGAAGAATACGGAAGCCCGCAGTGTATCGGGTATTGCACTTACGACACCTCAAGCGTCAAAAAATACTTAACATCGAAAGAAGTAGGGAACGAAAACTTTTATTGGGTCAAAATCCAGTACAATGATGACGAAAAATGCAGACGCTTTCAAACTCCGTTCGTTTTGTTTGCGAATGACAAGGATGAAGCAAAGGCTAAAATCGAGCGAGAAGTCCCCGGCAAATTCTCAATCGTTGGCATAGTTGAGCTTGATAAAAGCCTTGTATTCCATCCGCAAGACTTATTTGACATAAAATCCCAATCTGTACTTTGGGAATGAGGGGGGAGAGATTGTGCGCACATACAAGCCACACAAGCACAGAAGCAAAGAGGAACAAGCTAAAATCAACGCAGAGGTAGCAAAACGTAAAGCAAAACTGGCTGAAAAGTACAATACCGATACGCAATATTACAAGGGCATTCCTGTTGAGCTGATTGTAAGAGAGGACTACGGTTGCTACAAAGAAAAGCGTTTCAAAATCAATGGAAGCAATCAAAACGTGTGGATTCCAAACTGCTATCTTGAAGATGACGGAACAATCAAGGCGAATATGAACATTGATTTTGTGTTCCGTAAGTCTGTAAACCAGTTAAACAAAGCTGGAATCACGCAAGCGATTATTGGCATCAAACGTAAAATGCCGGAAGCAGATGTGCCAAATCTTAAGAGCACCATGAAGAAAATTGGAGATACAGGAACTTGCTAAAGTACAAACCCCTGTGCGGTCATTACGACTACACAGGGGTTCTTCTTTACTTATCAGCAATGCAATCCCAGTAGAGATACGCCTTGCCATCTGCGGCATCTGCGTCCTCAAGGAACGCCTTTGCCATGTCAGCGTAGAAGCCCGGAGTGTCAACGGACTGACGCTTTGCGACCTGACAATAATCCGAGTACATCATGTTCATGACAGCCCAGAAATCGTTCGGGTCACAGGTGATATTGCGCTGTTTGGCAACGTCCTGCGTCTGTTCCAGCGTCCAGTGACAGCCCTTTGTGCCGTCAGCGTTTACCATGCTGTCGCACCATTCCTCCGCTTCATCGTGGGTGAGGTGCTGGCGTGGCATCTTGATGGAGCGACTGTCTGCGCCTCCACGTTCGTACTGTCCAGACCGCTTATCCCAGTCGCCGTTTTGCGAGAAGCCGATTTGCGGCATTCTGCGTCCATTCTCCACGTCAGGGTAGCGGGGGATGGGGTAGGGGTCGATGTAGCGGTTCTCCTCCTGCGGATAATAGGGATAGCGGTCGTTGCCACCTTCCAGCTTACGCAGACGGCGTTCCATCTCACGCTCCCTGCGGTCACGCTCTTCCTCAAGGCGGTCACGTTCCGGTTCACGGTTTTTGTCGTGGTCACGGAGCATCATCATGCGGCGAAAATTAGTCTTGCCCATAATCTATACCTCCTCAAGAAATGGACGCGGGCGCACCAGCGTGGGAACGGCAGAAGCAGCCAAGATACTTGAACGTACCGGTGCCGGTCGCAGACGTTGCCACACGGGTAGCGTAGCGGGTGCGAGTGTGGATGCTCTCAGCGGTTGCCTGAGCGCAGTTGCAGTCGGTCAGAGGGTATGCGGTCGTACCTGCGCCGATGGTAATGACCACAGGGGCGTTGATGGTGGTCGTGTCCGGGATGCTCTGGGCAACCACGATGCAATACTTCTCTCCGTTCTGGTATGCACCAGCAGGGATGTTGATGGTCAGCGTATCATTAGCGAACGTCACCGACTGGCTTAATACCAGATGGGGGCAGAGTTTGCAGCTTGTTTTGCAAGCCATAATGTTTTCCTCCTAAAAAATCAGGGGCAGAGGTGTCTTACCTCTGCCCCGATGGTTCACCCGGTGTTATCGGGGAGTGTGTAGGTTAGCAGCAGCCGCAGCAGTTCACGCCCACGTTGGGGTTTGCCACCTGATAAGCGGGAATCGGACGAGGATTCACCCGATTCAGGATGGTATCAGTCTGCTGGGACATCATGGTGGTCAGAAGCGCATTCTGACGATCCTGAGAAGCCGCGAACTTGAGGCTCTGGTTCTCAGCGGTCAGAGTGGCAATCTTGTCCTGCGTGAAGTAGTCCATCATGCTGCGGAAGTTGGCGTTGCAGTTGTCCACGATGGCGCGGGCATTGTCTGCGATAGCCTGCCGGGTGGCGCAGTCTTCCGTTGCGATGGTGTACTTCAGGTCGCCGATCAGCTGCTTGTTCTCGCAGCAGCAAGATGCAAGCTGCGTGGCAAGTGCGGTCTGACCCGCCTGCCGAGCGTTGCCCTCCTGCATGATGGCAAGGTTGATGGCATTATCGCCGTTGGACACGCTGCGTTCCAGACCGTTCACCAGCTGTGCATTCTGGTAGCCAAGCTGACAGATGGCGCTGTTCACGCCTGCAAAGCCGTTCGCAATGTTGGTGTTGACGCCGTTCATCTGTGCCAGCTGGTCATAGCCCAGAGAGCAGATGCCGCTCTGGATTCCCGCCAGAGAGCGGGAGGTATCCTGCTGATAAAAGCCCTCAGACAGAGCCGCGCGGGTGTCTGCACCGCCCTGACCAGTTGCGCCAGTGCCGACCAGATAGGGGATGTAGCTATTCATGCCGTTGTCGCCGCCGTTGCGCCCGTTGCCGTAGTTGCCCCAGCCAAAGATGATGGCAAGGATAATAACCGCCCACAGACCTTCGTTGCCGAAGAATCCGCCGTTGTTATTGCCGCCGTCCTGCCCAGCCAGATAGCCAGTTGCAAAATCGTCCATAACAAAACTCCTTTCAGTTTTGCGTTATGCTATCCCACCGCCGTATGCGATGGGCGAAGCCAAACAAGTGCGGTTTTTGTCAAGTCCGCAAAACTGAGAAGCGTTTCGCTTAGAGGGATTCTTATTTTAGGATTGTTAAGTCAGCTTGAAGGGTTGTCTTTTTTGTCTTTTTGGTCATCCCAATTTTTGCTGGCAGCACCGAAAATGAAGCCAAGCATCAAAGGAACCCATATTTTGTCATTGCCACGCAGATTGTTGATGTCAAAATCTTTTTCGGAATGGCTGTTTTCAAAATCATCCATTGTAAAGCCTCCTCACTTCGGAAGCGTCAGATTCAGGACGCTTGCCAGCTGGTTCAGGTCGATGCCGCGCTCTTTGGCGAGGTTCTGCGCCATCGTTCGGAGTTGTGCTTCGCTTTTGCCTTGAATCAGGTTCAAGCCCTGCATGATAGGAGCATTCTGCCCGCTCAACTGCTGGATAAGTCCCATCGGGTTTTGCCCGGCACGAGCCAGATTTGCAAGCTGCATGATAGGGCTGTGAGTAATCATATCAAACGGAGAGGGCATCGCTTATTCTCCTTTCTTCGCTGTGGCAGTTGGCTTAGAGAAGCTCTTCTGCCACTTTTCCAGTTCATCCAGCCGATGCACAAGGGCGTTGTACTGCTCAATAGGCACATACTGCTGTGTCGGTGCAGCGGTCTGCTGTGCCTGTTGTGCTTGCATTTGCCGCCATGCTTCCAGGCTGTAAAACTCTAACACGTCAGATTCACAAGTGTTTGGGTTTAGACGTTTGCAGTAGATGACCCCACTACGCAAATCCGGGCAATACGTCCATCTTCCGTACAGATCAGACGGTATTGCCAAAAACTCCTCCCTGCTGGAAACAGGTCTGCCGAGTAACCAACCTCCGTCCTGTGCCGACTGCTGAACAGGCTGCTGCCCATTCATCGGCTGCGGACGCTGCGGCTGCGCCTGTTGCATCTGCGTGTTCGGCAGGGGAGTGGAAAGCCCAACTGTGCCCATGCCGCCGTAAGGATTGACAGGCTGCTGCGGAACGTAAGGCGCTCCGGGTGCCGGATAATAGCTCATAATACATTCCTCCTTGTGCATCCAGTGTACCGCATCGACAGAAAACGAAGGACAACGAAGGTACAACGAAGGACAAATATAAACTGATACAACTGATACAAAATGAACAAAAAAATAAGACAAAGTCTGGCAACTATGCCTGTATCACTTGTAGCAGTTTTGTAGTATAATCAGTACAACGAAACAGGAACGTGAATTTAGGAGGAAGTATAATGAAAAACAAGACCATCCAGAATCTCGGCAAATTATACCGCCTACTCGACGAAGCCTGCGCCGACCGCGTGAATCAGGCAGACCTTTACAACGCTACGAGGTTTCCTGTGCGTGGCGTGATGATGAAAATCACGCTGGCGCACAAGCTACACAAGATGACCCCAGAGTTGGATAATGCCTGCGCCTATGTTCTGAAGGACGTTGACATCGAGGACGTTGATAACAGCTTTGCGCTCAAGGCATTGTCGATGCAGCAGCAGGGCGTGTTCCAAATCGGGTATATGTCGCCCGATTACAAAACGCTTGGCGTGTCTGCGGTCAAAATCAAAGCCGCCCGTGAAAGTGCTGGGTTGACCATCCGGGCGCTGGCAGAAAAGACTGGGCTGTCCACCGCAACCATCCAGTATGCAGAATCCGGAAGGGCTGTTTCGAGGGTAAGCACCCTCGAAAAAATCGCAAATGCCTGCGGCGTTGCCATCGCCGACTTGCAGGGGTAAGCCACATGATAGAAAAAAAGTGTTCAATATGCGGCAAGACTTTTAAGGTCTACCCCTGCGAAAAAGAACGCCAGTGCTGCTCCCGAAAGTGCGGAGCTACTCTTCGGGCAAGGCACGGAAAGGCAGGAGGTTCTGCATGGAGTAATGAAGCTAAAAGTCGCCGTGCCGCAGACAAAACAGTCAGGGACCAAATGGAAAAGTTGCAACCCATAGGTGTAAAGGCTGCAATGAACATCCCTGGAGGGCAGAAAGGACCTCAAAACAGGGAATCTCTTGTATGGATTCTTGTTGACCCTGCTGGTGTCTGCCACAAGGCGGTAAACCTGCTAGACTGGGCAAGAAAAAACAAAGGGCTGTTCTTCCCACAAGACGTCCCGGAGGAAATTGCTGCAATGAGAATTTCTTACGGCTTCCGTGCCATTGCTGCAACCATGCGTGGCGGAAGAAAAAACAGCCGACCGGCGATGACTTATAAGGGGTGGACGCTTTCCGGGCTCCCCACAGTAAAAAAGCCGGAAGATAATGAACACAATAACAAAATCCTTTAACTGGATTGAATCCGTGGGCTATACATAACCGAAAGGAAGGTAATGAATAAAAAACCCCCGATGCTCCAAACGGAACACCGGGGGTTTTATGCGTTTCCCGCATGGTACGCACTGCAAGTAGGCGGGCGGGAGACTGTATCAAATAAAAATGCCTACTTCTGCTATCGCAATTTTGACGTATGCGCACTATTCAAAACCGTTCAAGCATTTTCGGGCTTGCTATGACTGGACTCGAACCAGTGGCAATAGGCGGTGCCCCGCCCTGCTCTACCTACTGAGCTACATAGCCTTTTAAATATCCACCCTAATGCGCTTCTTCGAGAGGCTGGGTGGATTTGTTGATGTTATTATACCACAATCCGTGCAAAAAGAAAAGAGGCAAGCTCTGGAATAGCCTGCCTCTTTGTTGCGTTCGTAGGATCAGCTTTAAATATGCATCCTACATACACTCAGATCGTAAAGATATTGTATCACACATTCAGCATTTTGTCAATAATTTTCAGCCTATTGCCGATTGATGTCCGACAATACGGCACACGCGCTGCAATATCAACTTGGCATAGCTGGTCAACGTACCGCAACCGGGCGATTTTCCGGTCATACCTCCCAAGCGGCGCACGTTTTATCACAGCTTTTATCTGTTCTGCATTAAGCCCTTGCAACGCTGGCGGAAAGACTACGCGAGCCGCCGCCACAGGCAACACCGAGCCAGAAAGGCTGCGGCAGCTGTCCAGCGTTGCGCACCACATTGCCAAGCACGGCAAACTGGTGACAAAACGTCACCAGTTTGTTGACATTGTCGATATGGTAACCTGTACAAACGTCTGTTCCAGCGCGGTCAGAATTTGTCTGGATAATACTTTTTGAGCATCTCCACGGGTTAAGCGGTTCATATGTAGTGCTTGCCATAATTATCTCCTTACTGCTTTTGCAGTGCCGCCCGTGCACGGTCAAAGAAAAACTGAATCACTTTGCTCATGGTCTCTTCGGTGATCGCCCACGAGACCAGCTTGCCCCACCGGCTGTTGTCCAGATAGGTGCGCAGCATCTTGACACACCACGCCTTACGCTCTGCGCCACGTTTCGTGCCCTGAATCTCACGCTCTGCCTGATCGATCAAATTGAGGACCAGCGGCTTGACCGCTGCACCATAGCCCAGACGGATGCACCCAAGGACGTAAAAGATAAAGCCGCCCAGCATCAGCAGCAGCGCCGCCCATGCGGGAAGAACGGAAATGAGCTTAGATACCAGTGCTTCCATGATTTGTTACCCCTTTCAGCAGGTAGTTATTGATGTCGGTCTTGCTTTTTTGCATACCTTCCCGGTTGTTGCCGGATAGTTGTGCATCCAAAAGGTTCTGCACGCCAACGAGGACAAGTCGCATCTCTTCATCGATGCCGTCAAATCGCCGGAGGTCTCTTGCAAGGGCTTGTGTATGCTGGAGCTGCCCCTGTTCCAGCACGCCAAGCCTTTTGTCAAGATCATCTATTCGCTTGTCCTGTGCAGCGTCCGGAGCCTGCGCCTTCTTGACGTACTTATGGATGATATCCAGCACCTTGTCAATGGTGATGGCTGCGGCGCACAGGCCACCCAGGATGCCCAGCACCCACAGCAAAGCTTCTTTTTCGGTCATTTGCCCTCCCGGAGACGGGTCAGACCCTTCTGTGCAATAATTTTTGCGTAGTCCTTGTAGGCGTGGCTCATGTCCACGTTACCGGACACGCCAGGTACTCTGGCGGTGCTGGTGTACTGCCACATACCAAAGGACCAGCCCGGGGTGGGCTTGGCGTTGCGGTATGCCGCCAGCCACACATCATACTTTTTCAGCGCCGCACCGCCCATGTAAAGGTTAGTATCTCCAAAGTACAGCCCGGTGTACAGCATGGCGTAAAAGCCCCAGCGCTCCACAGTGCCCAGCGCATGGGCGGCAATGTCGGTCAGGGTCTGCTTGTCGAGCGGTGCTTGCACATAGCTGTCCTCAATGTCCACCGCAACGGGCAGCTGCAGCGTCTTGCCGGTGAGAACCTTGCGCAGCAGGGCAAGTTCTGCGTCAGCCTCTGCCGCGTTGACCGCCTTGCAGTAGTAGTACACGCCGCAGGGGATGCCCATCCGCTGGCACTTAGCGTAGTTGCGCTCAAAAGTGGGGTCGATGTACGGCTTACTGGGCTTGCTTTCGGCGCTGTTGCCCAGCGCCCGCAGCATTACACCGGAGACAAGACCGCTTGCCTTGACCTTGTTCCAGTTAATGTTACCCTGCCAGCGGGAAACGTCCATAATTTCTGCCATTGTGTCCTCCTTACTGAGTAATCTCCTCAAAGCCGCTCTTGATAAGAATTGCCTTGACCTTTTCCTTCAGCAGCCGGGGGCAGCGCTCGTACAGCGCTTTTGCCTCCTCCGCAGTCTCTGCGGACATGATCTCCTGTGCCCATAACATAGCCATCATACATACCATCCTTTCGATTTTTTGTGCAATTTTACGCATAGACAGTCTCGCTCATTTCCAGCAAACACTGCCGCAGCATCTCGTTTTCTTTTTGCAGGGATTCTAACGTCTGAGGGAGCTTGTCCAGAGCTTCCTGACGCTGCTGCTCTTCCTGCCGCTCTTTTTCCTGTGCTTCCAGCTCTTCGGGGGTGTAGAGGGTGTACCTCTGCACGGTCACTTCCTCGTCCCATACTTCTTTGCCCTCCACTCCGGGCACGTCCACCACCTTCCAACGGTCACGTCCGCCGTTAGGGTAGGTCTTGTACTCGTAGTGACTGACTTCCTCCACGCCCGCCACAGCATCGTGGTGGATGGTCTGGGTCTCAGGCTTGAGGTAGCCCAAAGTCAGGTCGGGGTTTTCAATGGGGTTGCCGTTACTGTCAATGATTTTCATACACACTCCTTTCTTTTATGCCACTCTGCGCCAGATGTACACGCAGTATGCCGGGGGTTGGACGGTATCGGACTTTCCGAACAAGCCGTTGTTTCGGATGGTAATATTGCTTTGCCAAATATCACCGTGAGTTCCTTGCGCAACGGACCTCCACTTTGTTCCGGCGTAAGTAAGTTTGAAAAAGCCGCCATTGTCTGGTTTTGACGTACCTGCAAAAAGAACGGCGTTGATTTGACCCCACGGAGAGGGCAATCCTGCCTCTACCGTTGTACCAGCCAGATGCGTATCGCTTGCACCCCAGATAGTGCAATCCTCAATGCGCTCCCATGTGCCGCCCACAATTGACGCAGGGCTTGTGGGGTCATCACTGACCCACAGCTTGCCCACGGGATTGGCTGCCAGCAGCGCCGCCCTTTTTGCGGCTTCTTTGCAGTCCTCCAGCAGTTTGTCCACCTCAGCTTTGGCATAGAAGATGGGTTGCGGGGTTTCCTTGGTGCGGTCGAGAATAATGTTGCCCACGGCAGCAGCGTCCGCAGGAGCACCGGAGATGCTGAAGGTCTTATCTGTGGCAACATAGTTTGCCGCCTTGCGGGCTTCCTCAGCGGCTTTTTCTGCGGATGCGTTTGCTTCCCCTGCACTGGTCTGTGCCGCCTGCGCACTGGCGGCGGCGGCGGTTTGGCTCCGAGTAGCGGCTTGGGCGCTTGCGGCGGAGGATTGAGCTTGTTTGGTGGCTTCAATGCGTGCGACCTCTGCCCCCGCAACGTCCGAAAGGGTATTTAACGTTTCGGCGTTCATTGGGGTGCCTTCAACCTCAGGCTCGTCGTTGCGAATCAATGTGACAATTTCCGATGAACCATCAGACTTCTTCATGGTCCACCTTCCGGGGTACTTTGCTTTTCTATCAACAAAGTGCATAGTATGGCTCACCTCCACAAATCGGTTCATCGCAGTAAAGCAAATGGTCGTTTGCAATACGTTCGATTTCCGATAAAATCGTTTCGATGTCGTTCATGGTCTGAAAGCCCAGATTATTCATGTTTGACGGAATAGCAGGTAAACTTCCGGGACCGCTGCACTTTGCACGGATGCTGGCAACGTTAGACAGCCAACGGGATGCAGAACTTGTCGTTAAAAACTCTTCTTCCGTCCACGTTGTTTTGGTGGACACCGTAGCTCCGACAAAACGAGCAAGTTCAGCCACGCCACTTTCAATACGGTTGTAATCCATGTGACTTAAAGCACCTTTCATGCCTGCTGTCCATTCAAGGCGCTCTGTTTCAGTCAGTGTATCGGAAACTGCTTTGTCGTGGAGTTCTTTTACCCTGTTTACGTCCGATAAAGTTCGGTCTGTAATCCATGTAGCCATAAAGACCTCCTTAAATCATAATCAGCCCGTTGGAATCAACTTCCAACGTGTTGGGAAGAGTAAATGCAGGAACAACCCACATTTTATCTGTGACTCTCAATACATCTCCAACCGATGTGTACGCAGAACCATATTCATCTTCAGAAAAACTACTAACAACGAAGATTTGATTTCGGTCCTGGGGATAGTTAACGCTCCAGTCACTGTACCGATTAGACTTATCATAATCGAGTCGGGTTCTTGTCCACATAGCGTTTATGCTGGAATTAAGGGCACGGAACAATATTCTTTCAATATCAGGGAGCTTTGTACCCTCTTTTGGAACGCCATTGTCAAGCGAATAGTTAGGATAGATTCCAACTTCTGCGGCAGAAAGCAAGAAAGCTTTCTGTTTCATCATTCCATAGGAATCCTTGTAGGTGGTCATTCCGTCTTGGTCTCTATAACTAAATGTCGTGTAAGACAGGAAAGCCGTCTCTCCCATCTTGTCACGAATTGCGGTGCTAAAGTTATTGACCCAAGTATTGTTAAGCCACGTGTTGATAGCGCTGTCTTTGTAGTTGTCAGAGATTCCATTGGAGCTGTACTCGTTCCAAATGCGACTGTCTTTACGTTCCATTTGCAACATGAGATTGCGTCCGGCGCCGTTATAGGTCTTTTCATAATCATGCTTAACAAGAGCGACCTTGACAGTACCAGTTCCCTTTGCAATGGACAAGATAGTGCCCTCAGGAAGAGAACCAAGTGTGGAAGCCAGCGTAGTAACGGAACAAGTAGCACGCTCTTCAGCAGCAGTGGCTGTAATCGTGGCTTTGCCCTTTTTAAGCCAAGAAACACGGCACACGGATACGCCTGCACTGTTTTGTGTCACTTCCAACTTCACGATGTCGGCAGGAGAAGCGGACCATGCAATTTGCGGAGCACCGTAGTTGTTAGGTGTGAACGTGGCTTTCAATTCCTGAGGAACACCCCAGCGAATGTCCAAAGAGGATTTATTGAGATGCAGAGAAGGCGAATTGTTCACAACGGGAACAGAAGTACTTGTAGAACCAACATACGCAGTCACAGTTGCTTTGCCCTTTTTGACATATTTGACTTCGCAGGTAGATTTTCCCGACTGATTTGTTAAAACGTGCAAAGCGACTACACCTTCCGGGGATGCTTTCCAGCTAATTGTAGGAAGGTCAGGATCATATGGAAGAAGGGAAGCTGTCAACACTTGGGATTCGTTGTAAATCAAATCGAGAGAGTTCGGAGACAACGAGACAGACGAAACGTCTGCCAGAATGTATCCGGAAAGCGTTCCGCTAAAATAGCCATTGTACTGATACTTGCTTTCCGTAACAAACACGTTGGATGCGTATCCAAAATTGTGCATAAGCTTTACATGGTCAAATGCGTCAATATGAGGACTTGCTCTATACTCAAGCTCACATTTTCTGCGGTTGGCAAGCATTGCATACGCTTCCGTAACGGAATTTTTGCTCTTAGAGAGAATGGATTCAGTCAAAAGCTTGTTGCTAACAGTCTGGGTGACGCCATCCGAAGTGGACCCTTCGGGATACAAATGCTCTGTGTTGCCTATCTTGCACGAAACGTTCTTGACTCGAGCAGCATAAGAGATTTCTGGATACTTGTAATTGTTGATAACGGGAATCTCATAAACCTCTGTAGTGCCATCGAATGCCATATTGACTCTTTCAATGCGAATATGACCGTCTCTGGTCTGATACAAAGCCATACCTGCTGCGTTTGCTGCAAGCTGCAAAATATCAGAATTTTT